TTAAATCTGTCAAATGTTCCTTTAGATAATGTAATTGTTTTTTTTGCCATAATTATAAACTCAATGCACTAAAATCGTCTGTGTTATATATGTTCCATCTTAAATATGTTCCTGTTGGCGTACCTGTAGAAGGTAAGTGAACTACCGTAGAGCCTGCTGGTTGGCCCATTGGAGTCGAAGCCATACTTGGAGTTTCGCCAAACAAATTACCATAACCATTTAATAATCTTGGCTCTTTATCTATATTTTCATGGCTCCATACAGCTCTACCTATTGCAGTAGACCAGTATTGAAAACCTTTATCGAGTATCTCTATTTTATGTTCATCTTCTTCATAAAGGAATTTCCATTTAACTAAATAATAATTACTATCTACATCAAAATCATCTAAACTAATTCCTATACATTGAACNGTATTNTCNGGAAANGATAAAAGANNACTACTAGGAGTCCAAGTAGAATTATTTAATTTNCCTACATAGCTGCTCCAAGTGGCTATATCTAAACTCGTATATGCCTTGCTCGCATTTAATACGATTACAGGCATATTTTTTAATAGGTTGGATTGTGGCGGTTCACCTGAAGAAGCAAGAATAGGATTGCCATCTTTGTCTCTATCAAACTCAACTTGAGCTACACCAACATCGAAATTAAATTTAGTTTTGGTGGAAGTGCCATTACTTCCTTCAGGCGTAGAGTAATTAACTAATGCAGCGTAGAATACTCTATTATTTTCAGAGGTAGGCACTATATCTATAGATTCGCATACCGCCGAGCTATAGACAGGATGGACCGACTGAATAGCAGGTAATCCAGCGAGAGAAGGATATTCACCTACAGTAGTAGTTACTAAATTATAACTTTCCTGTATGGTTAATTTATCTTTATCTATTTTTAGACTAAATCTACTTCTGTCCTGTTTCGTATCTGTCGCCAAATTATCTCTCTTCCAGAGTGATAGCGTTAATAGCCATCTCTCTTAATATTTCATTTGTTTTTCTTGTATTCATACTAACATTTTTCATCTCGGCTAATTCTGCATTACGTTGCTTTGATTGAATTGAATCCATGTAAGACTCTCTTACGCCTGTAGTCTGCTGTCTATCTACCAAATTAGGTAAGTTAATAAAATCATTTGTCTCTGGTCTATCGTTAAAACTAAATCCAGTGGTATCACTAAATAAATCTGTAAAACTCATTGCTTTTTTAGCAGAGCTAAAAGTACCTAAACCTAATTGCGAACCTATTGCAGTTCTTAAAGAAGATTGAATCGAAGCTCTACTCTGTTCAAATCCAATCTGCCTAAGTATTTTTTCTGCTTCTTTATCGCCTGCATTGGCTCTATCTTGCAGGACGGAGTTAGCAAAATTAAATCTACCACTTCTGCTATCTGTTGTTGCTTGACGNACTAAAGCTATACGCTCTGCTTCCTTACGTTCACGTTCGGCTATCTCTANTTGCTTTTGTCTAAGTTGAGATATTACATTTAGTTTNTTAGTTTGTTCTTCGTATAGATCATTTATTTTTTTAGTTTCGTCGAGTACGTCTAGCTCTTTTTCNCCAGCTTCTTTCANAGCTTTATTTCTATCTAATACAAATTCAATAGCTTCCTGTTGAGCTACTTTATTTTGTTCTGCTAAAGCATTGGTTTCTATTTGTATTTGCAATTTATCAGCTTCTAATTCTCTACCTTGCATACGAAGCTGTAATAGTTTTTGTGCATTGGCTAATTCACTATTATTAGTGCCAACGCCTTTAGCCTGATCTGCCAACGCTTTTCTAGTTTCGTCATTAAATCTATTTGTTAGAGTGCCTTGTCTGCTATCTTGATTTTGTTTTAATTCTTCTTGTATTTTAATCTGAGCAGCGGTAAAACCTTCGGCTTTGGAAAAGTCACCATAAGCTAATTTTTGACTATCATCGCCAAATCTATTTACTATGGCTCTCTGTAGTGCATCGGACATAGAACCAGCTCGCAACTGATTACCACTTAGACCACGAAATTCTTGCTTAAGACCTTCATCGGATATAGAATTAATAAAAGCTGCTCTATTACCTTTATCTCTACCATCAGGAAATACATTACCGATTAGCTCCGATGCAAGCTGGTTTCTTCCTCTTCTTGCCAGACCACCTTCAGCATTTAACTCTTTTATTCTATCTGTAAAGGAATTAGATTGTAATTTGTTTGAATCTATTTCACCTAAAAAGCCTGTAGAACCACTAGACATGCCGTATCTACCGTCTTGTTTTATTTGGTCCTGTTGCAGTTTTATTGCAGTTTGAGTTTGCTTAGCAATTGCTAACCTCTTCTCATATTCAGCAGTCATTTTTTGTTCTGATTCGAGCAACCTTTGGAATTGAAATATATAATCAAATATACCTGTGGCTTTAAGTCCACCACCTAATAATGGTATAGATTCGATAGCCTGTCCTAATCCTACAAAAGCCTGAGCAGCACCATCTACATCATCATTCCATGATTTAAATACTGCATTAGCACCTTTGGCTCCTAACTCTACAGATTTAATAGCTACTGCCGCTGTGGTCGCAAGCTTAGCCACACCAATAAAACTTGTATCTATGTTTTGATCGAAGGTAGTTAATTTTTCTTTGGCGTTGAGCATTGCTCTACCAAAGTATCTACGCTGCTGATCCGTAGCTTGAGGCATTACACCAGCAAAGCCAGCCGATTGCCTCATATTCTTCTTTAATGCGGATTGTTTTGCGTTTTGATTTTCTCTTTCCTCTTCGTCTTTGTCGTCGAGTAGATGAACTAAATCTAATTCTTTGGCGAGCATATAATCTAGATTTGAAGTATAAGACTTCATAGTTATTTTATTTATGTCCATCATTTCAGGTTGTTGCATGCCAGCAAGCTCTTCTAAAGCCATGCTGACAGCGCTACGCTGCTTCGGACCTATAGGACTACTGTAGGAGCCTCTATAGCCTGCGAAGGCTGCTGCCGACATTCTGCCGCCTGTAGTGGCTTGCTGCATTCCACCAGTGCCAAGCTGCCTGCCAGCCATTCCAACCAGACCGACTTGAGATAAGATTTCTAATAGGTCTTTACCGCCTGTTAGCCTGCCACTGCTCAACGCACTACCTAAGCCACTTAATTTGCCTTGGAGTTCGGCAGAACCTTTTAGCAGAGTTTGGTATTGTTTTGCTTTTTGATTTAGTTTGTCATAACTACCACTTAACTTATCAATATTTCTATTTAATTGTCCAGACCATTGCACATTAGAACTACCTACAGACTCCACTCGCTTAACCGATTTTTCAATCTTCTCTAAGTTAGTCTGTACGCCTTTTACACCAGCAGCAGTTTCGTCTACTGTTTTTATTTTTAGTTCTACTGTTTTCGATATAGCCATTTATTTAGATTCCTTCTCTGCCTTTTTCTGTCTCTCTATTCCTGTCCAATAATTAATAGCACTAATTGCTTTATAATTTTGATCGCTTAATCCGCCTGAGTCTGGTAATATTCCTTTATCTATCAATAATGTCATTTGATGTAAAAATCCTATTTCCTCGTCACAATAACTATTTAATGATTTAAATATTTTCATATAACCATTGTCGCATATTAACTCATTGTCTATTTGTTTTTTATTGATAGTTGCCAGATTCTCCATTTTGTCATGAAGTCCGCTTACCTTTATTTTATTGCCTTCGAGAGTATCGCAGCCATCACCACCACAAATAGGACATTGAATCATTGTGCCGATGGATTCTCCACTTGTGCTAATGTAGATGGAAGAGACTGCGATTGTAATTTTTTTTTCTCTGACTCACTTAATATAGATTCATCTAAGAAACTATTCTTAAATTGTAGAATGTCGAGAGTAGTTAATACATCTTCGTGATTTTCTGGCATGTTTACTACATAAGGAAAAAATACTTCTTCTATCTTTTCCAAATACTCTAATTCATCACTAATTAATTCTAGTTCTTTTTTAGATTTGAGCAAACCTTTATACTCTTTGTAGGTAGGATATTTACATTCTAATTTAATTAAATTACCATCTACTTGTTTTATCTCTATATTAAATCTATCACTATTATCTGTTGGTATCATATATCTCCTTAATTATATTTTATTGTGCTTTTTCTGTAATAAGCAATTGAACAAATACACCTAATGCAAGTGTTCCTGTGCCTACAGTAGCGTCTATATCTATTTCTAATACGTCATCTTGTGCCAAAGAAGCAGAAGATATAGTTCCTGCTACTAAATCATATGCAGCATCACCAGAATCTAAAACAATATCACCGCTTAATGCAGTAGTTCCATTTTTTAATAGATCAACATTAACTGTAGAGTCGCCTACGTTAGCCGCTACGCTGCCTGCTTTAATGCTTGTAATCGTGCCTGTTAAACCAGTGACTACAAATACAGGCTTACGTTCATCGGCTGCTGAAGCTGCGCTACCTTGGCTGATTAATATCTTATGTTGATGTTCTAGTTTTGTAGCGGTAACGTCTGTCAATGCTGCGATGCTCGCATTGGTCACGCTACCACTAGGTAGAGTGATCGTAGTCATGCCTACGTTGCCATTTACATATATATCGCCTTCTATTCTATTTGTTGCCATTTATTTACCTTTAATTTAATTTGATTCTCTACTATTTATTTCTCTAATTACACAAATAGCCAGCAGAGAGCTGGCTACAGTGCTAATCAGAATTTATTAATTAAGACTGTGGAAAGAATATTTTTATTTCGTTATCACTGCCGTTGGCTAAGTCAGCATTCAAAGTGAAGGTTGCATTCAGTGCATTTAAACCTTGGCGGTTAGTTTCGGTAATAGTATTCCATTGGAATTTAGGAGCAGTAATAGTTATTTTATTATATTGTACTGTACCTACTGCTATGCTTAAAGCTTGCTCTGTATGAGCTTTAACCTGAGCAAAATAATCATTGGTCGCAACTAATTCATCTTCAGGATCGGCAGAGCCACCAAAGGCTCTATCTACTATGATCGCACTAATCCAAGCATCATCATTTGCAATAGTAGGACGTAATTCAACTACATTTTGTGAATTAATATTGAATTGTGATAGCACAGGAGTGAAGGAGCCGAGCGACACTGCTGCCGAGCCAACTCTCGGCGGAACTATAGTAGGCCATGATTGTCCAGTTGGATTTGCTTCGTCTTCTTCTCCATCGTAGACACCACGGAATTCAAATTGAAATTCAATAGGTCTACCATGAACAAAATTTATATTAACATTACCTCTTGCGCCTCTTACTTTCGTCACTTTACCATCTTTATAAACAGCTAAAGATAGCGAAGTATGATCTGTTTGCAGAGAGCTAGGTGTATACCAAAATGAAGCTGTAGTCTCTTTCAAACCGCAAGCAGGTAAAAATATATTAGCCCAAGTAGGAAGACCAGCCGAACCAGCTCCATAGGCAAATAAACTAAAAGTAACTACTCTGCTTCTCGGTCCATGTACGCTAGTTAAATTGCTCAAACTACCTTGTAAAGTTCTGCGAGCATAATCTATTTCTGTTTGTACATCTACGTTCATTACATGGAATAGAGTGTCGTCGTCGTCCATACCGCTAAATACGCTTGTGCCGACTGTAGATTCGACTGCCGCTCCTAACATGTTCATTCTGTAAACTGTTGCCATTTATTACCTTTTATTATCTAAACTATTGTCCTATCCTTTATTTCTATATTTATGGCTAAGCAGCTAAATATGGATCATTACGAAATACTCTAAAATCAACTAATACATTAATTGTCATGCCTTCAAATCCGCCATCGGCGTCAAAGAAATTTTCCATGCCAGTGACTTGTGTGTCTAATGCGAGATGTGGAGAGTGTGCGTCTGAAGGTGCGCCTCGTTGTGCGTCTATGTATAATGCTTTGCAGATATCGGCAAATATATTGGCTTTTTCCTGATCGACAGGTGTTAGGTCATATTCAGAATAGAATAAATAAATCTCTATCTCGTACTGTACGATAAATCTTTGTAATTGGTTGCTCACATCTTGATCTGGATGTTCGGCTAAATCTGTAATAAACAAAACGCCTGTGTCGTTATCCGGCTGTCTTCCTTTTCTTAGTGGTCTGGCGAAGGTAATGTCCTGACTATAACCATTGCTTACTCTAATTGTATTTAGAGTAGCGAGCATGTTTTGTGATATGAGTTCTAAAATACTATCTGGCAATATATCTCCTTAATCTTTCGTGATTAGCTTCTCCATACCTTTTTGAAATTCTCTATCGAGTATGTTTGCATGTTCGTTTTGGTTATTTTCATGGTTCTCAAAAAACCTTAATCTTTTCTTCTGTATAATTTGAGCTTGCAAAGTTCCTACAAATTGGTCGCTTTGAGTATCAAAGATCATTAATTTACCTGTTTTGGCTTTTACTATTACGAACTTCTTAGAACGGAATGCTTCTCTATATTCTTTTCTACTCATCCTATTACCACTAAAGAATACTGGAAGTAGTTTATTTTTTGCATTAACTGTACCACCAGTCTGAAAGATTGCAGCAGCCTTCCAGCCGGTCCAACTGCTAAGCTCCAAATCATTTAAATTTCTACCATATAACTTATATTTAAATGACTTCTTGAGTGCCTTACTCTTTACGTTTAATCCACCGCCACCGCTTAATTGTTCATCCTTTAATTTTTTGATATCGCTTTTGCCAATAGCTCTTAAACTTCTCTTAGTAGAGTTTAATATTTCTCTATTGAGGTTCTTATTTAATTTATCAATAGTTTTCTTAAGTTGTTTAGTTTCTATTTTGTAATTCATTTGCAAGCAACAATCCATAGAGCACTATTTTGAGTAATAATATTAGTTATTTTCATCTCTTGTGCTGTCTGGTCCATTTTCCTTTTTACTAAAAAACAATCTGTGCCGGTATCTATAGTAGGTAGATCAAGTTTAGATACACTAATTCTTAAGGCATCATAAATATTAATTCTACCATTTACCTTTTGTACGCCTTCTCTCACAACTACAGCTTCTACACTTTCATCTTCATATCCATTAAAAAATTGGATGGTGGCTTGTCCTGTCCAGTTCGATGAGGAGCTATCTATTGTGATAGCTGTAATGACTCCATCAGTGATGGTGATGGTGTCCAGAACGAGCGTAGCTCCTGTCGTGCCTGAGACTGTGTAGGTAGGCGTAGAGCCATAGCCTTCGCCACCGTCTGATATGGTTATGCCTGTAATAGTCGAGCCTGTAGCGGTTCCTACGGCTCTTGCTTGCCTCTTCGGATATCGACGAAAAGTAAGAGTCTCACAGAAGTCATCGCCTGCAAATACAGCATTCTTAAAATCATTTGGACTAATCGTATCTCTAAATAAACTCATTTTTTATCCATAGTAATATAATTCTCTAACAATATTTGCATCTCACACTCTTTTTGCCATCTATTAATTGATCTACCTTTTTGGCTTTGTTGTCCTGAGCAATCATTAATTCCAGTTCTATCGTTACCAAATATATTTATTTTAGTTGCAGCTAACTCTACCTTGCAAAAATACAATGCAGCCAAATAACTAAATTCAATTTGTTTCCATTTTATAGGTATGTCACCGTATTTAGTATAAAAATATGGTTCACCTAATCTATCTAAATGCCTTGAAAGTGTGCCACAAGTTACTATTGTAGGATTGCCTTTAAAGTTAGCTCTATGCAATTCATAAAATGGCTTATCGAGGATCACTAAATAATCTAAATTAAATAGTAATCCAGCACTATTTACTCCTACTCTAATAGGAGATATATTTAATTCTCTCTCCACATAGAATTTTGCACTCGGACCAGCACTAATTAAATCACATTCCATCTATTATTTATTTCTTATCTAAACAAAAAAAGCCAGCAATTAGCTGGCTTGATCTGTTAATTTAGATTTAGAATTACGACAAAGTGATTCTAATAGATTTGGTATGATCACCATAAACGATGCCTCTGTTTTGGCTCACGCCAACTTGAACATTGTTTGTTTGGAAGGTCAAACCGTCGTTATCAGTCAATCCAGATATTTCAAATCTCGGACTACGTTCGCTGTGCAGAATAAAAGCTTTATTGGCTTGATCTGTTATGAACATATACACTTTGTCCGTCGATGCAGCCAAAGCAGGATCAAGCACAACTTTGAAATTGTAGCCATCAGCATTTAATCCAGATACGATAGAGGTAGCACCTTGAGACAAGTTTTGTCTTAAAACAGCCGAACGGAATGCACCAGCCAAAGCAGGTGTACCACAGACTATTTCAAAATTCTTTGCAGATGCATTAATTGCTACGTTCGCATCGTTAAGTAATTGGTAATTCATGTACATTGTAGCTTCGTTAATTACGGCAGAAGCTTCGTCGGCAGTAGGAGCAGTAGCAGTACCTACGTTAGCCGAAGGTATTTGTGTGGCTGTACAAGCTGTGGTCTGAGTCGTATTGCCGATAGGATGAGCGCCGTAGAAGGCTACACCGTCATACCACAAATCACCGCTAAGAATTTTCTCAGCTACTAATTTAGTCCAGTGATCGACCATATATCCACCGAGAGAACGAGCCTCTTCGGTAAACAATCCAGCTTCGTCACGATCCCAGGCTTCTCTAGGAACAGAGAAATTAGTTTCATATAACACAGTAGAAGAATCTATTTTAAAGTTCTTCATTGGTATAGAACTACGATTGCCGAGCCATGCAGAAACAGGCTTAGCAGAGCCTATAGCAATAGCTCTAAGAGTCGCAGCATTAGTATTTTCTATTACTCTGCTGATTCTTGGACCATAGTTGTTCAAAAGTCCATCGGTATATGCACCACGAAATGCCGCTTCCAGTTTTATTGAATGATTATGTTTATTCATTTTTCCTCTATATTTTCCTTATTTATTTATTAAGCAACTCTTAAGCTATCAGACAATAGGTAGACCCAGGCGGAATCGGTTCCGACATACTCTGTAACAGTACCTACTAATTTATGTCCAGTGCTGGACAATGTGTATTCGTTATCGTAATCTTCCAAGTAAACACTCTCGCCTACATCGGTAAGAGCCACACCTGTTAAAGTTTTAATTAATATTTCTCTCTCTAAAGATACAGTAATATATTCATCGCCAGCAGAAGCTCCACCAGTCTTAGCTTCAAGAGCCAAACCGAGAAACACACTTTGCGAGGCATCGCCGTTTACTGCATAGCCGCTGGAATTCAATGCAACATATGCACCTTCTTTTATTACCACACTTGCAGCCATAGGAACCGATTGAACTGGTTCAGCGCCACGAAGTCTATATTCATATCTTTTATCAACTGTTAAATCTGCCATATTTTCCTCTTATTATTTATTGCCTTTTAGAATTTCATTCAACATAGCCTTAGCATCGGCTTCGGTTTCGCACACTTCCAACAGTTGCGACATTAGAACATCTTTAGATTGACCTTTATCGAATTGCTTTAATCCTTTTAATGCAATTCTTGAGTCACTAATTTCATTTACTTTTTCCATGGACCAATTGTTTTGAATACCTTCGAAGGCTAATGCTTTGTCGTTCTTAGCTGCGATGAGGTACAAATCCATTTGGTTTAGCGTCATTTCGGCTTTAGCCTCTGGTTTCTTTTCGTCTACTACTTCTTCTTCTTTTGGTTCTTCTTCGGCTTTAGCTTCCTCTTTAGGTTTCATAGACTCAATTATTTCTTTTAACTTTTCTATTTCTTCTTTGAGCTTATCCAATTCGCTAATCTCTACTTCTTCTTCAGCTATTACTTCCTCATCCTTTTTTTCTTCTTTAGGTTCTTCTTGTGGAAGCTCTGCTTTAATCTCTTCTATTTTTGGTTCGGACATTTTGTATTCTCCTGCTATAAAATCTGTGTATTTAGTCAGCGAGTCAATTAAGCCATAGTCAATAGCTTCTTCAGCTATGTATGCATCGCCATCTTTTAATTTATTAAATTGATCCATTGTTATGTTTTTTCTTCCTCGTTTTACTAACTCGGCGAATTTAGCAGCGAAATAATCTACGTCTTTTTTAATACTCTCTATGTCGCTACTATTTATTTCTATACCATCAGCCAATCTTCCTTTTTTTTCTCCACTGGCTACAACTATATTTTTAATGCCTAATTGTTTAAGGTTTTCGCTGGTGTCCTGCAAGACTCGCATCACGCCTATAGAGCCTACGATTGAGCCTTGCTCTGCATGAACTGTATTACACTGAGAAGCCAAAAGGTAAGCAGCAGAGCAGCCTACGCCAGTAATAAATGCACTTGTTGGCTTAGCACAATTAAATATTAAATCAGCAGTGTCGAAGGCTCCGTCAACATGACCGCCACAAGAATCAATATAAAATAATATTTGATTTACTTTAGAATTGCCTTGGAGTTCCGCTATAGATTGCCTAATAGATAGATATGAATTAATACCTTGTGCTTCGGCAGTGCCATATTTCGATAGGCTACCTCTAATATAGATTATTCCTTTTTGGCCTACTACTCTATGCATTGTCATCCTTTTGTGTCATTTGTGAATGATTTAATTTAATACCATCTAAAGCGATCTCTTCCTTCTTTAATTTCTCGATATGCTCATCGAACCAGATACCACGATCAGCTAATAAATCAGCCATTGTTTCAAGTCCTGTTTCTATTGCGAGAGATTCAGCAGAGTAATCGTTTTGGCGATCATATGATTTAAATCCTGCTCCACGGAATTCAACCGAGTCTGTACCTATTTGCCACTTCCACAATGGAGTTAATAAGTAATCTATAAAATATCTCTGCCATCTACGATAAGTATCTCTTGCAACTTCTATTGAGAGCTTCGAAGCGCTGAAGTTCAATTTCTCCACGTTGCCGAGAGCAGCCGGAGTAATGCCTACAGCAGTACAAATTTGGTTTAATAGGTTGGCTTGGAATGAATCATAATTTTGCATTGGCTGTTCAGATTTAATCTGTTCAATAGAAGCATTCTCTGGCATATAGGTAAGAGTAGGAGTTTTTAAATCTAATCTACTGCCAACATAACTATCGAAGCCTTCAACATCAGGAGTCTTAACAATTAAGCTTAAGCTCGCACTGATCTGTGCTGATAGAACTACAGAATTAGTATATTGATAAAGGTATTCTAATAGGTCTGCTATCTGGCTTAGTAATGGCTCGCCTCGCACTTGTGCTGGTATTAGTTTGTTTGACAGATAGATGCAGTCTTCCGCAACAATACGCACAGAGCCACCGTCTACCGTCGAGATATGGAAGGCTATAGGCTTTAGACTGAGTGAATCAATCTCTACGCCATCTACTACTTTATTCTCTTTGTAATGAGTATTAACTAATCCTATTCTCTCTGGATCAATTAAAATTACTTTATTATCTCTCTTAACCAATAGACAATCACCATAGACAAAAAACCATCTAATGGCAGTTTCGCACATATCATTAAAGCTTAAGCCTGTTTCATCACAATCTTTCGTCCATTGATAGAATCTATCTTCGTTAGCAGGATTCTCGCTATCTCTATAGACAAATCCACTGCCTACTACATTCTGGACTAAATTATTAACTATTGGTCTATAGACAGGATCATTGAGATAAAATAATTTACTTCTGCCTCTTAGGCTCATTAAATCGTAGGCAATTTCATCTACGTCATAGAATGCACCTAATTTAACTCCACTGTGCCAAGGTTTGAGCGTAGCACTTTGGAGAGCCTGAGTATAGACTTGCATTTTAAATTGATTAGATACTTCGTCTAATTTAGCTTTAATATTTTGTTTTGGTTTTTGTTTCCGATTCATCTACACCTTTTAAAACCGATAGGAACAAATTTAGGAAAGGAAGCTCCATCAACTTTGGATTCATACCATTTTTCCAGTTCAAACAATTTGGCTAAATCACCACGATTAAAGGTTTGTCCATCAATCGTATAACTCTGTCCGCCTAGCAATATAGATTCTATGGCAGTCTGTACGTTCTCTAATCTCTCACTGTATGATTTTTGTGCCAATTAATTCCTTTTGTATTATCTATTATTTATTTCTACTATTTAGAATCTTCTGTTAATTCCTTGTATTAATTGCTGTGGCGGTATTCGTACCATTTTGCTTCTATCGGTCCATTCACTTTTTCCTGTCTGAGCTACCATTAGGTCATAGGCGAAGAATGCATAGACTGCACAGTCGAATTGGTGATTCTTGTCTTTCTTGATTTCTTGCCAAGTCCATTTATTTTTAGTAGCGTCATAAATTCTTCTCTCGGCAGTCATGGACTCGTACCAGTAATGATCTATAGGTCCAAATGTACTAATTTTTCTTTCGCTTAACCAATGATGAATCTTTTCTTTGAAATAATGAGTATCTATTGTATATGCTTTAGTATTGTATTCAGCGGTAGAGGTTTTTTTAAATGGTGGATTCATTGGTTGATTGTTGCCTAATACACAATAAATTCTTGGATCAGTAGTAGCAAAATGATATATATCTTGTGTCCTGTGACCTCTTGCATCTATGGCTAAACATTGTGGAGTCCTACCGCCATACTCACGAAACACAGCTTCTTTTAGGCTATTACGGTCTTGTACCTGTCCGTAATCAACAAGGTGAGCTTCGGTTTCGTCTATGTTCCAAATAGAATAGTGATAGGAAGTATCTTGCGTATCGGCAGAAGCAACCAGATATCCTTTTTTATTTGGTACGTCTCTACGATTACCTATTTGCGTAGCCATAATTTGAATATCATTGGAACTCAATTCAATTGATTCTTCTTTAACAGGAAGTCCTTCCCAGCTATTTGCAAAGTTTTTTTGTTTTTGTCTATCGCCTAAACATTGCTGGAATTCGACTGCATGAGCTACTAAGGTGCCCCACGGAGTGATTAGCTTGCTAATTTGGAATGCTTTTCTGTAGGCTCTACTATTGCAATAGCCTACGATCTCGCCTTCGCTGTTTTGTATTTGACCTTTGCCGAGCCATCTACCTTTTGCCAGCATCTTCATACGCTGCTTCTCAGTCAGCAGGCTACCGCAGTGCGGACACTCTAGCCTCGTTACGTCGTTCTCTAGGAGCCATTGCTGTCTAGTGCCTACAGTGGCTTTGGCTTCCTCTGGCATAGTCCATTTAATCATTTTCGTCGTAGGATTAAATAATCTGTTACATTCAGCACAAGGCAGGTGGTAATAATATTGTTCACCACTCGCATCAAACAATTTACAAATTTCATCTTTATCGTGCGTAGGCGTACAACCAAATATAGTCCTAGCTCTATTACCGTAGGTAATTTGTCGCTCAGTCATTAGAGAAATAGGATCAGCTTCTTTTAATCCACCTTGAAATTTAGATATTTCGTCTGCAAATATATATCGAATTGTGCTGGAAGCTAAACTGCCTGCACTACCTGAATAGCCTACATGTAACTTACAGACTGTTGCGTCTATTCCGCTTTGTGTCCAGTCTTTTAGATTTTGTGGTAAGAGCTTCTTTAATGCTCTTTGCTTTTGAAAAGCTGGATAGACCTTGTTATTTAAGAATTTACCAGCGTCTTTGTCAGTTGGAAAAACTAACATAATATCACTTGGATCATTCTTTATTATATAGGACATTAATCCAATAAATAACCAACTATATCCACACTGAGCACTCTTTCTAATTACTATCTCTCTGGTGTCTTTGAACTCTTCAGCTATCTTTCTAAGGTAAGGCACTCTGTCAAAAGAGTATTTGCCAGCTTCGGCAGTATCACTACCAGCTATCTCAAAATTAGATTCAATCCATTCGACAATTGGCTCTGCTGGTCGCCATTGTAATATACTTATTTCTTCTTCGGTCCATTCCAAATTAATCCTTCCACTACGTCCATTATTATTTTGTCTATTTCTTTTTCTATTTCCTTGTCGCCATTGGTTAATATTACAACTTTTTGTTTAATTTTCTCCAACGCATCACGATACTTGGCAGCTCTACTAACCAATATCTTTTTGGCATCATCTATTTTAATATATTTATCTTGTAGTATTTGATTTTTAAGCTCTAAGTTTTCAGCCTTCGATCTTTCAAGACGCTTTTTAATGTCTGTAATATCTTCATCTTCATTGGATAGTATACGCCTAGTCGATTGAACTACCTCTTTATAGAATTTGTCCAATACTTCTTCATCGTATAGAAATCGAGTTGGAGTCTTCTTTTCATATTGTAGACCTTTAACTCTCCAATGTTGTAGAGTTTGTAGGCTTGTATTATATTTTCTACATACTTCTGCCGCTGTTAATTTCATATTGATTCCTTTTATAGCATGGTTTTATACTTAACAGTTAGTCAAATATAATTATTTTATATTTGAATCTCGAACTCCTGCCCTCTTCTCTTTATACCTATAATGACGAAGAACCTAATGCCCATACCTTTAAACTAACTTTAAATCTCCTTC